GAATCTTGCTGGACATGCGGATGATCCTGATCAGGTTCGCAAAAATATTATCAAATGGGCAAAAGATAATGGTCATGCATCTGCACTTCCCGATACAGCAAAAAGTTTTGATAGTGAAAAGACACAAGAGTCAGCTCCTGTAAGCATTTCTGAGTCACAAGATCGTATAGCTCGAATTAAGTCCTATTTCATAGAAGACAATGCTACCTCTCTTAATGGACGAAAATATCCCCGTGAAGCTGTGAATAAACTTCTTGCATCAATTAATCGCAAGCTTGCCGATCCAAATGAACTTCCCATGACTTCTTATCTTTCCCATGAAGATGCTGATGGTGGGATTACGAAAAATCTGGTAGGCAAGGTCTCAGGATCAGGCCGTGAAGGATCAAAGGGGTACGTATGGCTTGATGTGCCGAATACGCAAGCGGGCCGTGAGTCTCTCATCCTCGCACGGGGTAAGTACATTCAATCGCAATCGTTACGCGCATCGGGCGCACGTATGTACACGAGCAATGAAAGTTCTGTACCGCTTGTTGGTGGGGATTTGGATTTTGAAGGGATTGATTGGACCACTACACCAGGACTGCGTCAAGTCGCGCGTATTGCTGACATTGTCACCGAATCGAATGAGCCTCAAACCTTGAATGAAGTATTTCATGCAAATTTGCTTGTAGAGGAGAACCCTATGGACCCAAAGGAAAAAGTGAAAGAAGAGTCTCTTCAGCCATTGGCTAGTGGGGATTCTCCTAGTGTCTCAGGTACTGATACTCAGGACGAATGGGGCAAGCGCATGATGAAGCTTGCTCCAAGTGCAGATGCAACAGAGTATCCCCAATCACTCAATGATGTGCATGATCACCTTGCATGCGCGATGGGAATGAGTTGCGCTCCTGACACGATGGAGCGAGATGCCTCACTCAAGTTTCTTGGGATCACTGAGGCAGGTGCCAAGTTTAGTCAAAAGACAGCTCAACATCTTGCAAAAGCGCATGACGGAGTAGCCAATCATCTTCAAAAGCCATGTGTTGGTCAAGGCAGTACTGCTAGCAACAACATGAGTGATGGAAGTGATGATAGTGGTTCTCAAGAGCAAAAAACCTATACACAACAAGAACTTGAAAAGATTGTTCGAGAGCGAATATATGCGCAAACTACCCTAAATGAAATCCGTTCATTGTCCAGTGTAACTACTGAAAAGTCGAATCAAAAACAACTTGTAAAGGAGGCTAGTAAGCCAATGACACCAGAGGAAAGGGCTCATCTTTTAGAAGAGCTTCAGAAGGATGGCTTCAAGATAGAGCCTCCGAAAACTGAGGAAGAGAAGTTTCAAGAGGCGCTTGACGCACGACTTGAAGAAAAGCTTAGCGCTATGCAAGCAGCTTTTGATGCAAAGCTTGAAGAGTCTGAGAGGAAAGCACAACAGCTTCGTTACGCTTCCTATTCTCAGCGCAAGAGCTTGGTCGAAGGCTCTAACGTTCAGGAGCAGCAACAGCAAGCTCCGAAAAGGACCTACTACCGCAATGGTGACTATCTCCGTGAGCAGTTGCGGAGTGTTGAGCTGCGTGAACAGTTGCTTGATCGCTCTCGTCCTATTCCGAAAGAAATTAATCCAGAACATGCAATAAATGAATTAAAACTTGAGTTGCTTGGAATCTATGATGAGCAGTGGGGTCTCACTGGTGATCCTACGCGCTTCAGACGCTAGAGAAAAGGAGACACAAGCAGTATGGGCGCGACTATACTTGACATCAGGGAGACACTTACGCTGGCCGGAGGTGCAAGTAATCTTACACCGAGGATTATTGACCGTCTCTTGAATGAGCTTCAACGTAAGTTTGGACCACTTCACAGAGCTATTCCACACAAAACTTGGCTGACAGACAAATTTCTGTTCAACCAGCGGACAGCATTGCCGAAATCCCAACATACTACTGAGGCTCCTCCGACTTCTGGCACTGGCTCAGTAGCGGCATCAAATTCGACGTTCGTTGAAAAAGAATTTGATATTAAGCATACCCAGACCATTCTGGACATCTCAACTTTTGCTGCAAAGGTGGCAACGGTAAATGGTCCACTCTTTGACATTGAGCTCATTGGTGGCGCGAAGTCAATGGAGTGGTTGGATGAAACCACCGACATGTGGGGGAATTCGCTTTCTACTCAGAATACCTTCCGCCCTCAGTGGGATGGACTCGATTTCATGATTTCCAATTCGAATAAGATTGATGCTGGTACACAGTTGCTCAATCTGAAAGTATTGGATGGAGCTATCGACTCTGTGCGTGGACCATTTGCAGGCGAATTGGGACCGGACTGGTTCCTTGCCATGAGCCCGAATATGCAATCCTTCCTCAATGGCTTGTTTGTGAATCAGCAACGATTTGATCAAGCTATGGGCAAGACCATGTTGTTTAGTAGGGACGATTTCGGTGACCCGAACGCGCCAGTTGCTGATAGTGGCATTGATGCAGGTATTGAAGTGCAGACGTATCGTTCAATCCCCATTGTGACCAGTTCATTCTTGGGCAATCAGGGCGCAATGACTACCGCTAGTGTGAGCTCTCACAATACAGGCTCAGGCGGTGGACTTCTTGCAGCTTCGACTTATTACTATGTCATAGAAGCGCTTACTCGCTATGGTCTTACATCTGCTTCCAATGAGGTTTCTTCGTCTCCTTCTGCTGACGGAAATTCTATTGTGCTTGGCTGGACCACTCCACAGCCACTAGACCAGTATGGAAATGTGATCGACATCATCGGGTACAGAATTTTCCGTGGGACCTCAAGTGGCAGTGAGAGCCTGTATGCAGTTGTTGCGGCCTATGACCTTTCTGATGCCGCAGTTACCAGTTTCACTGACACTGGCCTTGCCCAGAATCCAGCAGTTACGAATACTCTGTACTGGGCTACACTTACTCTTACTGGCACCGCTGCTAGCGATGGTGTGACTTTCCCACGTGTTCAGACCACTGGCCAGAAAGTTGAAGACATTTGGCTCGCGCCACGTGACCCTGAGATCTTGGTCATGCCGGAAGTTTCACCAATCGAAACCCAAATGTTGGCACCAATTAACGCCAGGACGCGTCAATTCGCTTTAACTAGTGATAAGACTTTGGCACTGAGAGGACCCGCCTTTGCCGCTAAGATCTCAAGAGTGAGGGCCGCTTAATGGGAACACTGATGATCCATGATCAGAATGAAGACGGTCAGGTTGCTCTCTCTGAGGCCACGATAGCAGGGGAACATACCCCTGCTAGGCGCTATGATCAAATTGGGCATTTCCTTCACATTGATGGCCCTCTTCATGCGCTTGCCCATGATCTCGATCAGGTGAAGCAGTTGGGCTATCGGCTGGCTACAGCAGCAGAACAGAATCTGTTTGCCAAGCAACAGAAGAAGGCGGCAACAATCCAGGAAAGTGCGCCAGAGGGAGACAATAAATAATGGGATCACAGCAATTAGATCAAAATTATAAGGTCATTCCGCAAAATGTATATGATCCTGTTGGAACGCAGTTTGTTTCTCCACAAGCAGGCCCTGTTTCTACTGGAACGGATGGCACAAAGTATGCGCCTCAAGTTGTTGCGCCAAGTGACGGAATCAAAGCAACCTATTCTGCTGCAAAACAAGGGCTCGTTACAGCGGCTAGTGCAACTGACATCTTCACACTTACCGGATCTGCTACTAAGGTTATTCGTGTGACCCGTGTCGAGGTTAGTGGTGTTGCTACCACGATCTTGGATACATCGGTAGAGTTGATTGTGCGTACAACAGCGGATACAGGTGGAACCTCAACAAATCCTCCTGCTGTCCCACATGATAGCGCTAGCTCTCCTGCTACTGCTGTGGCAGCGGCTTATACTGCCAATCCAACCATCAATGATGGTACGTCTAAGCCTATTCGATCGTCAAAGGTGCTTTTCAATCTCTCAGCTCCTGCCGCTGGCTCAGAGTCGGGCCGGCTGATTGAGGATTTTGGAGATCGTCCAGCACAGGCAATTGTGTTAAGAGGGGCAACTCAGCAACTTGCAATAAATTTGAATGGTGTGACTGTTCAAGGTCCATCGATCGATGTATCAGTTGAGTGGACTGAAGAGTAGTTTTGGAGTATATCAAGTATGCCTAGACTCTATGTGACTCCTACGGAGGTGGAAGAGCATCCACTTGGAATTGCTCTTGCACCCCAAATAGGAACATTGGGCCCGGGTGTGCTTGATAAGCTTTTATCGAAGGCTTCACAAAAATGTGATAGCGAGTGCCGTAAGCGATTGCAAGCACCTGGATCTAGTACTCTGTCTTATGGTGCCAGCGCTGGCGACATATCTATTCAGGTAGCCTCTACTCTCACTTTAGATGATCTTGATGAGCAAGCCGTCTGGATTAATCCAGGTGCAGCAAATGCAGAGACCTTGATCATCACATCTGGTGGAGTATTGGTGAATACGCCATGGGTAAGCCCCTACCCCGGTGTCATCACCTTGCAAGGGGGATTGCAGTATGGGCATGCTTTAAACGAGCCTGTTCAATACCTATACAAAGAAGTTACACTAGCGGGCTCATCTTCTTCTAGTGATCCCTATACCGAATCGATCCAAACACAAGCGATGCAATTAGCTCTTGCCCATTTACCTCCTGCTCATGCAGCGCTTACGCGCGTAGTTTTTGTGAAGAATTATCCCATCATTAGTATTAATCAGATAGAACATGCATTTTCGTTTTCGAATGGATTTAATGTGGTAGATATCACTATAGAAACAATATTTCAGAACTTGGGCGCATACAAATTCAATGTAGGCACGGTGATACTGCGCGAAGGCGCGATGCGAACAACCTATACTGCAGGATTTCAAACAGTGCCAGAGGATGTGAAGGAAGCAACGATTTATTATTTTGCTGAGGCTATGAGACTAATGACGAATCCTTCGGGCGCGACGTCCCTTACATTGGGCAAGAAGTCTCAAAGCTGGTCAAGAAATAAAGATGGCGCTCCACCTTTAGTTGCTGACGCGAAAGATATTTTGAAGCGATATAAGAGGACAAAATGAGCATACAATTATTGCGTGATGATGACCGTGTAGCTATCCAAGATCTTATTCGAAGTGCCATTGCCAATGGGCAAGGGTATTCTGCTACCATTGGCCTTTTTACTTCTGGTGCAAGTACCAATAACTATGGATTAAGCATTTTTAACCCGAATAATAGTGGGAAGAATATTCTCATTTATAGCGTGCAAACATCCAATGGGTCAGGTGGAGCAACAGCCCTTCTCCAACTGGTTACCAGTAATCCA